GAGGACGTTCCTTACATGGATCGTCAAGAAGCTATTGTTCATACCTACTACATCACTCGTTCAGATTTGATGGCAAGACTGTATTCGCATCCTAAACGCGATGCAATAATGAAACGCCTGACCGCTGGATACCATGCTACGCAAAGCGATATTCCAGAGGGTGTGAACAGGATTCTAATGTCGCAGGTAGACAATTCCGATCCTGGAAGCATTTACGGAAACGTCAATTTAGACTTGTATGGAATGAATAGATACAAGGCCAGGGTTGCTGAAGATACCGTAGAGATGCGGGAGCTATGGCTGTGGAATGACGAATCTGGAGATTATCAGGTTGTAACTACGGCAGATCCAGACATTATTATTTATGACAGAGCCGGCGAATCAGTATTCTTGAAGGGTGAGATACCTTTCATCCAGGTTTGTCCTAGCCCGTTATACGATTATTATTGGGGACAGTCTGAAGTTGGCCGCTTGATATTTCTTCAAGGTATGCGAAATAAGCGTATGGGAGAAATACAAGAACTTCTTACCAAGCAAGTAAACCCGCCAACAGCCCTTACAGGTTTTAGCGGGATCTTGGATGAGAAAAACTTTGCCCTTAATCGGGCTGGTGGGCTTCTGTCGAGCGATATGCCTAATGCCAAGGCAGAACGCCTTGCCCCGCAAATGCCTAATGATCTCTACGAAACTATACGTGAGATAGATCGCATGTTCGAGGAAGCATCTGGCATTGGTAATGTGCTGCAAGGCAAAGGCGAGTCAGGAGTTCGTTCAGCCGGCCATGCTAGCCAGCTTGCCAGGTTGGGTTCCAGCAGGGCAAAAAAAAGAGCATTGATAATAGAAGATTCGCTTGAGAAGGTAGCAACGCTTTACCTCAAGTTAATGCAAGTCTATGATAATACTCATTTTAGAGACACTGAAAACAAGCCATTCATATCAGAGCAGTTTACTAATGACTTTGTTGTGAAAGTGGATGCTCACTCTAATAGTCCTATATTTACCGAAGATTTGAGAGCATTGGCATTTAATCTATTTAAAGCCAAGGCAATTGACAGAGAATCATTGCTGGATCTGCTAGAGCCACCAATGAAGCAAGAACTAAAAGACAGGCTTAAGAGGATGGATCAAAAAGAAGCTAATAATCCCCCTCCGCCGCCTAAAGGTGGAAAACCAGAACTAAAAGCAGTTGGAGGCGAATAATGCCAATACCAGTTCAACCTAAAGCCGATCAACCAAGAGTTTCTACTGAAAGCCTAGATAAAGGCCAGCCTCAGTTGCAATACAGGGTTCAAGGCATTAAAAGCATGGCTAAACCAACCGCAAGACCGGATAAACGAGCAACCAGAGAATATTGACAAGGAGATTGATATGTACAAAACAAACAAACGCAATCGTAAAACGCGCCGGTAACAATTCCTCGAAAGAGAAATAGGGTATGGCTGGTTTCCCTTTTATAATTGGCCGCTTGTTGAAAGGAAATATTATGGCTCGCAAAGGTCGCAAAGGTCGCAAGTAATTCGTAAGAATTAGTGCCGCATAAGGGGGCGGTACTTAAAAAAATACCCCCCGTAGCATTTATTGCTTGACAAGTAAGTGAGTATTTACTAATACTGCGAATAATTAGGGAATAAATTATGAGCGTACCATCCAGTAAATTAATGGATATGATTAAGAGCCAGCGCGGTGGCAATGGCCCTGCATCAACTAAATCTCCAGATATGGAAACATCAGAGATAGGTGAGCCTTCTACTGGTGACGCTCCTCCGATGGCAGCGCCAATGTCTACTCCAGAAGCAAAGATGGGTAACATTGAGGCGGCAAAGATCAATATCTCTATGGCGATGGATTTGATAGAGCAAGCATTGCCAGCCTTGGGTAGCGAATCGCCTGAAGGACAGAAGGCTCTTTCAGTGCTGCGTCAAATGTCTAGCATCCTTGGTGGGCGCAAAGAAAAAACCAAAGAATTGCAAAACGCAGAAATAATGCAGATGTTACAAAGCCTACCTCAAGCTGGAGGCGCAACGCCTGAAGGTAAGGCAATGGCAGGAGCGCCGACCATACCTGGAATGTCTGCTCCTCCTCCTGGTGGCGGTATGCCTCCTCCTAGTGGTATGCCCCCAAGCATGCCTCCTCAACCTCCAATGTAAGGAATAATAATGGACTTGTTTAAGCCAAAAGGCGCAGCGTCACCCCGTCGTCCGACTGATAATAATCAAATGAACGGGCAAATTTGTAACACTCCTAGATTTTCTCAATTTGGTGGACTTAATTCTGCTGGAAAACTTAGCAAGAATAAAATGTCGCTTGAGAAAAATATTACTGCTAAAAAAGTCATCTAAGGTAAAAGGGGATAGTTATGAGCCTAGAAGATTTAAGCATGGAGGCGCGAGATGAGTTGGCATTGCTAGCTCGTCAATTGTCTGAGAATCCGGCTACTCGCAAAGACTTCCTGCGACTGACAAAACGCAGTAGGCCGGATATGCCTATTCCAGAACTGGAAATTGAGGATTCTACTCAAGCCTCGTTTAAGAAATCCGAACAACGGGTTCAGCAACTGGAAAATCGTCTACGTGAAAAAGAAGCAGTTGAAGAGCTTGGTCGTAGACGTAACACGCTAATGAAAAAAGGCTTGATAGACAGAGAAGAAGATATTGAACAAGTTGAAAAGGTTATGCTTGAAAAAGGCATTACCAACCATGAGTCAGCAGCAGAATATTGGCAGTGGATGAAACAATCCGCTGTGCCGACTCCAAGCGGCTATAACCCCAATGTTATTAACAAGTTTGACTTGTCTAAATATTGGAAAAATCCGGTTATGGGCGCTAGAGATGAGGCAGCAAAGGCACTTAATGAATTGCGGAAAAACCCGCGACCATTTGGTTAAGTAGTACTAGGGGATATTTTTTAATACGGAGATAAACCATGCCTATAGGCGGCGGTATTCTTCCAGCGACCGGTAGTACTCAATACACCGAGTTAACTTACGTCACACGACGTGCGTTTATTCCGAAGCTGGTTGTTCAACTTTATAACTCGACACCTTTGATGGCAGCCCTGATTGCTAACAGTCAGCAAGCCTCAGGCGGTGTTTCCTCGGTAACCGTTCCTGTTCAGGGTTCGCAGTTCGTCAACGCTCAATGGTCGGATTACAGCGGATCGTTCGCTCAACCAGCCGTTCAGCAAGGCGCGTACAATGCGGAATTCAACCTGAAACTGATGATTGCTCCAGTTCCGTTTCTAGGAATGGAAGGCGCAGTTCAGCAGGATCATGCGATTATCCCGTTGATCGAAGCTCGAATGAACGATGCGACCAACGTAATGATGGATGCAATGGCTACAGCCCTGTATAACAATACCAGTAATACGCAACAGTTTATTGGTTTGCCGGCTGCGGTTTCCTCGTCTGGAACGTATGGCAATATCAATCGTTCTACTTATTCTTGGTGGCAATCTAAAGCCTACGCTGCTGGTTCGGTTAATCCTACTCGTCAAAACGTCCTGCAATATATCAGTGGAACGGTTAAGAATGGCGCAGAAGTCCCGTCATTTGGCGTTTGCGGATTTGGAACCTGGACGCTTTTGGCGCAGGATTACGTAGGCCAAGAGCAATATGTCATTACTCCAGGATCTGGATTTGATGCAGATGGAAATGGCCCCCAGGCAGCTTTTCGCGCATTGATGGTTGCTGGCGTTCCGATTTATCCCGATCCGTACTGCCCCGAAGGAACTCTGTATCTTTTGAATACTAACTACCTGTCGTTGTATATTCACGACCAAGGTTCGTTTGTGTTTACTGGATTTGAGTCTACTCTTCCGAACTGGCAGATAGGTTATGTTGGCGCAGTTTTGATGATTGCCGAATTGGTGAACACCAAACCTAAGTCAATGACCGTCGTGTCGGGCTATAACTCACTGTCTATCTAAGGAGAAATAGTCATGGCACTCGGCTTAAATAAAATTCTTGTTGCTGGCACTACTACTAATACAGCGGCTGCATACCTTCAAACAACTACTGTTGCCGCTGTCACTAGCGGAAATGGAACGGTGGTTGTTGCTGGCGCGTATCAAATTAACGCGCAAGCAAACGTCACCATCGTTATGTATGATGGATCTGCGTGGGGAGTAATGATTGCCAATAACACTGGTGGTTATTTTGTTTCGGATGGCACTAATGTTGGGGCAAAAGCTGTCGGTACAAATGCTACGGTAACCCTTATTACCGTCAACGGCGGCCAAGCTGTTAGTGGCACGTACAACGCGTAAGGAGAGTTAAATGTCTAGCGCAGATTCAGTATCGTCAAATTATCCTGACAAATTTGGCAATTATGCCATTGCTTCAGTAACTGGTGCTTCACTTGCGACCGCTGGTAATGTTGTTATTTCACTTCCGTTTCTTAGAGGTGGACTAACGGCAGGAAGCTCTGCGAATGCTTCTGGACAGGTTATTATTCGTCGTATTACAGTTCAAAATGCTAATACAGATGTATCGTTAGCAAATATTGCTGTCACTATTTCTAGTGCTGGCAATGTTGCCGCAGCAAATGCAGTTGTTGCAAACGTACTTTTGACTACGCTTACTACTAGTCAACGGTGGCAAGATTTGACGGTTGCCGGCATTTTTGGGGCGAATACGACGGTTAATGGCTATACAAACCAGTGCTTGTTTGTGAACGTCAATACCGCTGTTGCTAACGGTACGGTTGATATTCGCGTGTATGGCGATGTGGTAAGTTTCTAATGACCACAGTATATGTGACGAACAAAACGGATAAACCTCTTATTATTCAATATGAATTTAAAGAGTTGAAGTTTCCGTCTAATGAGACTATCTCTGTTTCTGAGGATTGCGCTCGTCATATATTCGGGTATGGAGTAATTAACAAAGAGCCTCACATGGCAAGTCTTGGAATTATCAAAACGACTAACGACATACCAGAAGGACTTAAAATTCTGGAGAAGTTTGAGATAAGCCAAGAACAGCCCAAAAAGAACCATCTTCTATCCCCGATGGTAGAGCGAGTACCCTTGCCTTCAAAAAAAGGTGAGGGGAAAGTTTTATCCATCAATTAACATGGGATATAAATGTCACAAACTCTCGGCGGCTACATAACGGAATGTAGGAGACTTTTGCATGATGCAAATGCAAACTTTTGGACTGATACAGAATTAACTGATTATATAAATAGCGCCCGACTAAGGTTGGTGCGCGATACTGGCTGCCTTCGCACGTATCAAACTTCCGCTACAGTAACCGATCAAGAAGTCTATCAATTTAGTACGCTTCCTAATGCTGCGTATACGATGGACATTCTTAATATTAATATTATTTGGGGCTATAGTAGAATTCCCATGCGCTATATGGCGTGGTCTGATTTCAACGCCCAACTACGTTTTTGGCAAAACTACAGCGGCAGACCTATAGCATTTTCTATGTATGGCCCTACTAGCTTTTACCTTGGGCCGTATCCAGATCAAGTTTATGTTATGGAACTGGACACGGTTATCATGCCTACCCCGCTTGTTTCCAGCACAGATGTAGATGAAATACCTGATCCGTG